CGAGTGGTCATAGTCTGAGCGGTCTGATCAAAAAACAAAACGCCCTCCCGAACTGGAGGATGCGATGGTGTACGCGGGTGTTGAAGATCGAACCGTTCAATGCCCATCTGATGGAGAGCCGTCCGGCGGTCAGTTATGTCGGCCTGAGGGCTGATGAGCCGGAAGATGTCCGCCGCGGAACCGTCTTTGGGAATGTGGACGGAATAACGCAACGGTTCCCGCTCCGAGAGTGGGGATGGACGATCAATGACGTTTGGGAATATCTGGATGCCAAGGGTATCACCATCCCGGCCAGGACAGATTGCGCCCGGTGCTTCTTCCAGACGTTGGGGGAGTGGTGGTGGCTCTGGAAGAACAACCCGGAAACATACCAGGATGCGGAGTCGGAGGAGGAATCGACCGGGCATACATTCCGGAGTCCCCAGCGGGACACATGGCCGACCTCGCTGGCGGACTTACGCCGAGAATTTGAGAAAGACCATATTCCCAAGGGCGCCGGTCAACTGGATTTGATGGGAGGGCGTCCGAATATGTGCCGGGTCTGTTCGTTATGACCAGCGGAGAAAATCAGCCGATTCGCCCGATTTTGTCCACCATCCGCCGGACCTGTCCCAAATGCGGCGGCGAGATGGTCGTGGAACTGTTACGCCCGGTCGATTCCTCCTCCGACTCCGGCGAGGATGTCCACGACCTCACGGCGTGGTATCAACGCCGGGACACCGTCCTCCTGGACGACATCGGCATGGAGGCGGCGACCGCCTGGGTGCGGGAACAACTGACCACGCTGGTCGAGGAGAGATTACATTCGGGCGGCTGGATGGTCTTGGCGACCAATCTCAACAAGGCGGCGATGTCCGACCGGATGGGCGACCGTCTGGCGTCCCGGTTATACGCCGGCAACCCGGAACTCCCGGAGGTGTCGGTCGTCATCAACACCGCGGAGGATTATCGAGCATAATGCCAACTGGAATAGAATGGACAGATGAAACTTGGAACCCGGTCACGGGCTGCACTAAGGTCAGCCCAGGGTGTGACCACTGCTACGCCGAGAGGATCACCGACCGGTTCAAGCGCCACCCTTTTACCGAGGTAACGCGACACGTCGACCGGCTCTACCAGCCATGTAAGTGGAAGGACTCGCGGAGAATCTTCGTCTGTTCAATGGGCGACCTGTTTCATAGGGACGTTGGCTGGGGTTTCACAATACAAATCTTTGCAGTTATGCGGGATGCGCCCCAGCATACGTTCCAGGTTCTTACTAAAAGACCTGGCCTTATGGCTCATTTCGCAAACTTTATCTGGCCCGACCACATGGGTAAGTCGCCAGAGGCGGCCTGGCCCTCCAACGTCTGGGCCGGAACCTCGGTGGAGTCCCAGAAGTATGCCGCCCGCCTGGACGTGCTGGCCCGTGTCCCGGCCAAGGTTCGGTTTATGAGTTATGAGCCAGCGTTGGGGCCGGTGGATGTTCGCCGCTATTACGGGTATAATCCAAGCCATGGTGAAGTCGAAGAACTCCGAAGATATTGTCTACAATGCGGTTATCAGTGGCGAACTGACGATAGACCAGCAAGGGTGTATTTGGAGGGTGTTCACGAAGGGGGGCGACAAATGGAGAGGCACTACAACGCTTCATCCAGTGACCCCGAGGCGGGCCGAGCATCGCCTACCATCGGGATACCTTCAGATACGCTCGATGACCAACTATCAGAGAACGAACGCTCTGGCCCACCGTTTGGTGTACCGTCATTTCTTCGGTCAGATACCAACGCAGTTAACGGTGAACCACAGGAATGGGATCAAGGACGACAATCGGCCCGAGAACCTGGAGTTGGCGACACCTTCAGAGCAGCAGACACATTCGATTTACGCCCTAGGCAACGACCGGGTGCTGCATCAGAACGGCCAGAACAATCACATGGCGAAGTTGACCGATGCCCAAGTTGCGGAGATACGTGCCCGACGTGGCGCAGGGGAACGGCTTACCTCGATAGCTTCGGATTTTGGCATCGCTTTCCAAACCGTCTCCAAGATAGCCAAGGGACAGCGCCGTTAATTCACTGGACGATTGGAGGCGGAGAATCCGGCCCCGGCGCGAGGCCCGCGCATCCCGACTGGTTCCGGTCGGCCAGGGACCAATGCCAGGCGGCGGGTGTCCCCTTCTTCTTCAAGCAGTGGGGGCAGTGGCGGCCAGCCATTATTGACGAAGATTTTGACTATAGCCGCAGTGAGTATGGAAGGGCACTACGCCCCATTCTGGAGATAGACGGTGTTCCTAGGCCGTATGAGACCAGTTCCGGCACTGGGTATATTACTGAGCGGCTAGCGATGGCCCGTGTCGGTAAGAAAGCCGCTGGCGCCTTGCTGGACGGCCGCGAGTGGCGGGAGATGCCCAATGGTTAAATACCAGGGACTCCGCATCGAGGTAGAGGTCAAGATCATCACCAGAGATGAGTTTGACGGGCGCGGGGAAAAGGTGTTCCGGGGCTTCGGGACCAACGACGCGATCAAGGCCATGCGGGACGCTGATACTGAACTGACCACGATTCTGGATTTTAACAGGGACGTAGATATTACCCAGTTTCGGGAACAACAGGCCCAGCCCTGTTCCCATGAAAGCGTGGCGTTAGATGTTCTGGTCGGGGATGAGCGGGTGACTCTGTGCATGACCTGTAAGGCGACGGTATGACGCTACGAATCGAGATACCAGGACTTCCCCCACGTGAATTGAACCCCAATAACTCCAGGATTCACCCCGCTGTCATTTGGAAAGCAACCAAGGCTGCCAAGGCCAAGGCACTGCGGGCGATCTGGGGGGCCCTGGGCTACCCTGAGACGGACATAGACCAGGCTGTCGCCCTGTTCATGCTCAAGGATGGCCCCGTGATGCGACGACCCACACCGATATTTAGCCAGGGTGCCAGGGTAACCACTCGGTTTATCGTCCCGACCAAGCGCCGGAGGGACAAAGGGAACCTGATTTGAGCGGCCAAGCCCTACTTGGATGGGCTGGCCCTGGTGGGGGTCATAGAGGACGATGCCTGGCAACAGATAGACGAAACCTACCCGCCGGTAGAATACCGGAAGGGGGTAGCTATGACGATCTTGGAGGTGGAACAAATTGACAGCCGATAATACCAGCGATCCCCCGCGGGATTTCAACAGATTTATCTACGTAATGAAAGGCACCCAGGATACAGGCGGCATCTGGGTCGGTCATGTTCAGCAGAGGAAGCGTCTAGCCCTGATAATCGGTGGACCGGGCTGGGCTTGGGGGGTTAGCTACTTCGCCTCTGAGGCCGTGGCAAACGAATTCCTTGACTACTGGGAAGGGAAGAAACCATTAGCGGCCCATCCGCCATGGTAGGAACTGGGATGCACATGTTGATCGACGGGTACCGGCAGCGGGAACTGAGGTCTATAGGCATGGTCGAACTGTGCATCAAGGCAATCGTCAGGGACGCGGGCCTGACCATCATCAACGGCCCGACCTGGTACACTCTGCCCAAGTACCGGGAATGCTGGGCCATCGTAGCGGAGTCCCATATTTGTATTAAACTGGTCCATGACGGCCAGGTCCTTATGGACGTGTTTTCTTGTAACGAGTATAGCCCGACAATGGTCTTGGAGCATATGGAGAACTGCCTGGGGGTAATAAACCCCAATTGGCGGATCATCCTTCGGGCCGGAACGGGGCCTGGTGGCACTCAGGCGGCCATAGGGGGCTTGATAGAGGGTGCGGCGTGGGGAAACGCCACCCAACGGTCTGGAGGGGCCTTAAAACGGCTTAGGGGACTAAAATGAAAACAACTTGCAACGACCGACAAACCAGGTTTGTCCAAGAGTACGCTATCGACTTTAACGCATCAAGGGCTGCCCTAGCTGCCGGGTACGCCCCAGTGAGCGCCCCCATGCAAGGGTGTAGGTTGCTTAAAAATGCTAAAGTTAAAGCGGCCTTGGCTGAATACCTCATTGAACAGGCTCAAAACGCCGGGCTGTCCACCGACTGGGTCCTACAAAAGCTAAAAGAGAATGTCATAGGCGGCCTGGTAGACCGGGATCGGCAGCCAGTGAATAAGGCCCTGGAACTCATTGGACGGTACCTACAAATGTTTCCAACTCAACTCCCGCCCGGTAGCAGCCCGGCAACCCCTCTGTTCGTAGCCGAGGTGGGGTATGATGTGAACGAACTCGGCAAGGACCCGGAACTGCGGGGGCTGATCCTAGAGGTCGACAAGCGTATGCGGGCCCTGGCCGGGGTGGGGATCGTAGAAGGGGAAGTAACAAGCGTTGATTAAGAAATGCCCCCGGTGTTGTTCGGATATGGCCCTGGTTGGCACTGAGACGGCCACTGAGGCACCAGATGATGGCGGGGGCACCTTACCGCCAGCGATGCATTGGGAATGCCCTTGTTGCGCCTTAGAAACCGAAGTAGGGGCTGACGTAGAAGCCCAACTAGAGGGGAGGCCAAGACTCTTATGAGTGACCCAGCCGGGAACCGCGCCATACTGACCTTCATCGCCAGGTACCAGGTTGGGGGAATGCAACTAGGACCGATCTATACACTGGTGGCCTGCGACAACTGCTGGGGGCTTTACCAGGTGCCTTATGGTGTAGACTGGGCCCACAACGGCAAAATCATTGTCCTGGATCTTGGAATATGCCCATATTGCTGGAGGCCAGGACACAATAGGGCCCTGGGGCCGGAAATGTTCGCAAGGGGGGATTATGTCGATTGATACGGAAGTCCTGGACCCAGAGATAGCCCTAGCCATAGAGAACTGGGTCGAGGCCCTTATGAAAGAACGCCGGGGCCAGGGCAGGGATACGCCGTTGGTTATCAAGTCCGGTACGGTTGCGCGGGTAGTTCGGGAGCGGTCCTGGCAAATGCGGGAGGTCTGGGTCGAGATTTACCGGGTAGCCCCGGACGCCATCGCTAGGATGCTCCAGGCGGGAGCAGCTAACTATATCGGGGGCAAAGACCCCCTGGACTTGCAATAAACGTTATAATACGGCCCTGGGAGACCAGGGCTATTTCTTTTGGAGGGAAAAGGAATGTTAACAAGCTGGAAGGCGCCCCAGGGAATGACCTTGGGGGAGATAGCAAAACCATGGTCAGACATTTGGAAGGGGAAAACGTATGCAGGGACCGGAGGACAGAGGTTAGCCCGGCATATCACTCGTGGGGGTAGTTATCAAGTTACGATCTACTGGTATCGAAGGCCGCACATACCGATTTGGAGAAAAGGACAATGGATGCAATGCCCACCGGGAGACGGTCGGCGGTTTATCTTTCGAACAGTTCCTTTTGGGGGCAGCAAGGTTATAACCTTCAATTGCCTGGGCGAGATAACTGCCACTCGGTTTAGCGCCCAGGGGATCACCCCGCTAGAGGGCGAGGTTTTGCCATGGGGAATGTTGAATCAGGATAGGGCGCAGTTGCGGAGGGCTGTTTACCAGGGATTGGCCGCCGTGGTTGCGCCGAAAGAGGCACCAGCCTTTCATCGTGATATCTTCGATCTGGAGGTAACCCATGAGACCAGCAACCCCGAATTGAGCGGGTGCTGAAAGGAGAATAATGATAGATAAGACGTGTTCTGATTGTGGCGGTTCAGGGAAAACTGTTGGATATGGTTGTCCGGGTTTTCGCCAGATACAAATTACGTGCAACACCTGTGACGGGACAGGTGTGATTACACCGGAAACTGCCGACTGGAAAATCCGAGGCATCGCCATGTCTAAAGACCGGCAGCTACGAGATATGAGCCTACGTGAAGAAGCGAAACGCCTGGGTATCCATCCTAAAGAGTTGTCAGATATGGAGCATGGCCGTTGTGCCCCGTTTGATTATGACAGGTTTGCACAGGAGGCGACGGATGGATCAACTCATTGAGCGTAGTGTAGAGGTATTAGCTGCGGCTGTTAGAGACTACAATCCAATCAAAACTTATGTCCTTGTGTCTGGGGGTAATGATTCGACTACTGTTGCACATTTGGCTAAAACTTATGGTCCGCCTATCGATGCTTTTGTGCATATCAATACCGGAATCGGCGTGGAAGAACCTAGGATTTTTACCAGAGAATTTGCCGAATGGTTGGGCACTCCCCTCATTGAGAAATACGGCCCACGCACCTATGAAGATTTGGTCCGAGAACATGGCTTCCCTGGTCCTGGTGCCCATCGGTATATGTATAGTTGGTTAAAAGAGCGTCCGTTACGAGACGTACGGCGAGAAGCACAGGCTGGGCAAAACCGGCGTGTGCTCTTTATTACTGGGGTGCGGACCTCAGAATCACGGAGACGGATGGCCTATGTAGAGCCAGTGCGCCGAGAAGGTAACACGGTATGGGTGGCACCAATTCACCATTTCACCAATGAGGACTTGCTGGAGTATCGCCGAGAGCATAAATTACCAAGAAACCAAGTGGTTGAACTACTTCATATGAGCGGGGAATGTCTGTGCGGGGCTTTCGCTGATCCCAAAAATAAAGAACTGGAGTGGCTAGAGATTTGGTTCCCTGACGTGGGAAAACGTATACGGACCTTGGAGGATGAGCTACGCACAATGGGGGTAAAACGATGCACCTGGGGACCAGGAGGCGTTAAATCCAAGAAACCTCCAGGGCCATTATGTCAAAGCTGTCAACTGGAATTCCCCGATGTCTAAGTCTATAGACCGAGTAAGGTACTGTGCCATCAAGGAGCTACGCCGTGACTGACGCCATACTCAGGCACAACCAATATACTTATGGCAATGACAAAGCTAGGTTTTGGGATAAAGTCGATAAAAATGGCCCCTTGGAGCGGGCTGTCGTGGCGGCTGGCGGCATGCTGATGGAGATAGTCCTTGACTCAGTTAGTTAATCCGGTCAACTGGGACAGCCTGGTACGGGTGGCCCATCTGGAGGGCGGGGAGTACGACGACCGGCGCCATGCCTGGGACGACCCGGAATGGTTCCTCCGGTACAAGTTACAATGCAGTCTATTGACCGACAAACAGGCTGAGATTGCCTGGTCTCTCAAAAACCACACTCAGACCACGGTCAAGGGGGCTAATTCTACCGGCAAGGACTTTACGACCGGGCGGCTGGTCCTCTGGTGGCAATATGTCCACGATGAGGCCATAACCATCGTCTACGGGCCCACGTCCCGGCAGGTGTCCGACATTATCTGGAGGAACACCAGGGAAGGCTACAGGGGCGCCGTAGGGGGCCTCCCCGGCTATATGTACCCCAGGGCAGCCCGGTACGAGATAAGTGACACCAGGTACGCCCAGGGCTTTAGCGCCGACGCTGGGGGGACGGGGTCGGGTATTCAAGGCTTCCATAGCCCCCACATGCTGGTCATAGTAACTGAGGCCCAGGCTGTCGAGGACACAGAGATTGAGGCGCTACTAAGCCTAGGCCCAGAACGGCTGATCCTTACCGGCAACCCCCTGGCGACCGCCGGGGAGTTCTACCGGTCCTTTAACCAGTTTCGGGAACTCTACAACCCCATAACCGTCTCGGCCTTCGATAGCCCTAACGTTACCGAGGGCCGCATCGTAGTGCCCGGTCTGGCGACCATCGCGTCCATCCAGGGATGGAAGGACAGGTTTGGGGAGAACAGCCCGGTATACAAGGCCAGGGTTCTAGGGGAGTTCCCGGACAATACCGAGGATGCCATCATCAACCTAGCCCAGGCGGAGGCAGCGGTTCAGAGGACGGTGCAACTGGCTGGGGCGGAGGCGGTTCTGGGGGTCGACGTGGCCCGGTTCGGGGAAGATGACTCGGTGATCTACCGCCGCCAGGGCGCAGTCGCCAGGAAGGTCTACAAGATCAACGGACGGCCTACCACCCATCTGGCCGGTAAAGTCCTGGAACTGGTCGAGGGAGACCCCCTCATAGAGACGGTCGTAATCGACACCGTGGGGGTGGGGGCCGGGGTGTTCGATATGTGCAGAGAAACGTTCGCCCGACGGGGCCTTAATAACCGGGTCAAGTTGATACCCTTTGTTGGCGGGGCCAGGGCCCACCGGCCTACCCGGTACTTCAACCGGATCGCAGAGGCATGGTGGCGCATGAGGCAAGCGTTTGATATTCTTGACATAGAGAACGACGACGCCCTAATATCACAGATAACGACCCGGACCTATGAACTACAGCGAGACAGTACGATCCGGTTGGAAAGCAAGGTAAAAATGAAGGAACGCGGGGCCCCTAGCCCAGATGAGGCTGACGCCTTGGCAATGACCTTTGCCTACGTGGGCGCAGCCAAGAAAAGCACCCGTATGGACCGGTACGCCCAGACGGCCTCCAACAACGCCATGGGGCATACTGCGGAGCGGTACGTTGACACCGACACCGGGATTATTCCAGAGTGAGGTTATTGTCGTGAAAACTAAACAGATCGCATTGGTGATAGCAACCCCGCCAGATGGGGTATTGGAGCCGCGCCCTGGAATCAGGGTGGGGGAGGGATTGGCGATAGCACACATCGGGCGGAGTCGGGAGCATGGGGACGCCCAATATTCAATTACCCATGAGCCGACCGGGTATCGAATCGGCGAGCCATTCATTGACCAGAGCCTAGCAATTCGGTGTGCGGAGGAAATGGTGCGTCGGTGTTCCTTTGAACATCTCACATACGCATCTGTGATGGAGGAAGTCAAACCGCTGTGGAATGATGTGTTACTGCCAGTTTACGAACGTTACCATGGCTATGACGTCCAAAAAGCCGAGAAAGCTACGTCATGATCCAGCCGGCACCGTCCCCCAGGGATAACCTCGTTCGCATCCTCCATGAGACCATCCACCGGATAGAGACCGGGGAGCTTGTCCCCCAGCATCTAGCCCGGTACGTTCCAACGCTTGAGAGCGACCCGGAGCAACTAACCGGAGACTTCCGGCTTGAACTAACGGCAGTGATCTATCACGTCCCTTGGCGGCCTGGGATCACCGGGGAGGTACCGGTATGATTCAGTTAACACCTAGGGAAACGGAGGTACTGGCCGAGGTAGCTACAGGCGCGAACAACCGGGTTATAGCGGATCGGCTGACAATATCCATCAGGGCAGTAGAGAACTACTGCAATCTCATATTCCACAAGTTGGAGTTAACAAATAGGCCAGACACCCACTCTAGGGTGATGGCGACTCTAATCCATCTGGGATTAAGTGAGGAACACCGGGAGGTAGCGCCCAATGGTACTCCAAGCAGTTGAGGTATTCGTCAACGGGTTGTCCTTTGGGGACCCCAACATGGTGGCCCTTAACGATTGGCTCCAGAAGATGGAGGCCGAGCGCCGGGCCGACTACGCTTTGTTCCGCCGGTATTACGGCGGGGATCACCCGACCGAGTTAACCGACCGGCTAAAAAAGTTCCTCAACAGCGGTCTTAACAGCGGGGACTTGAAGTTCCGGGACAACTTTATGGAGGTCGTGGTCGACGCCTTGGCCGAGCGGCTTATGGTTACGTCCTTCGGGACCAACGAGGACGGGGACTCTAAGCCCGTGGCAGAGTGGGCCTGGAATACCTGGCAAGCCAACCGCATGGATGAGACCCATAGCATAGTCCACACCGAGTCGGTCATGGTGGGCGATTCTTACGTCCTGGTGGACTGGGACCCCCAGGAAGGCCGGGTATTCATAACCCACCAGCTTCCTGAGACCATCATCCCCCACTACAACGAGGCCACCAGGCGCATCGACATGGCAAGCAAAAAATGGGTTGAGCGTCCCATCGGGGAAGACATGCTAACCCGTCTAAACCTGTACTATCCAGACCGGATAGAGAAGTACGCTGTAGGGCCCAAGGATACCGTCTGGCAGAAACACCGGGACCCAGGGGAGGAAGGCTGGCCCCAGCCCTGGTTGGACAAGGCCGGGCAGCCAATGGGCGTCAACATCTTCCACTTCCGCAACAAGCCAGCCGGGTCAGACTTCGGGCAGTCCGAACTACGGAACGCCATACATATCCAGGATCTACTCAACAAGACGTTGATTGACCTGGCGATGATTAACGACAACGCCGGGTTTGGTCGGGCCTACGTGGTGGACATGAACCTGGACAGAACAGCGGTTGATATGATTCCAGGCGCGTTCTGGAGCATGAAGTCCGACGATGAGGGAGGGACCTCCAAGGTTGGCACTATCCCGGCAGACAGCCCGGAGGGGGCCCTCAAGACTATGGACGCCCTGGTTCAGCACATCGCTGGCACTACCCGGACCCCCCAGTACCTATTCCAGCTAATGGGCGGTGCGCCGTCCGGGGAGGCCCTTAAAACGGCGGAGTCGGGGTTGATAGCCAAGGCCAAGGACCGACAGGTCCGGTTCGGCAATGGGTGGGAGGACGTTATGGCCTTCGCCCTCAAAGTCCAGGAAACGTTCGGCCAGTCGGTGGGAGAACTCACTGAGCGGTTTGAAGTAGGCTGGGATGATCCCAACACCCGCAACGAGGTAGCGTTCCTGGAGTCGTTGGAAAAGAAAGCCGCCCTGGGGGTGTCCCAGGAACAGCTATGGCGGGAGATGGGCTACGACCAGGAACAGATTGACCGAATGCTGGAGGATCAGACGGCCACCAAGGTTCGGGATGCAAACGTTGGTGCTGAGATACTTAGGGGGTTCACGGCCGGGAACATTGAGGGCGGGACCCCATAATGGCTAAACTGTGGGGAACCTTAGCTGTGATCTGGACCGTTATCCTGGTGTGGGCGTTCGGCCTTGGCGTAGGTGTGTTACTTCCCCAGGTCTGCGGCCCATTCTGGAAACACCCTGGTTGGGGGTTGTGATGAAACAACTAAAGACGGCACTGGCATACCTCATCCTGGGGTTCAACTGGCTAACCCGGTGGCAGTTCTGGGATGACTTGGTCGAGCGGGCTCGGAACCATCTCAAGCCTAATTGACCGTGGTGCGACGACACGGGCAAGCGCGTGATCGGTAACCCTCGTGGACTCTGGATGGTAATGGACTGTGCGGAATGCGACGTAGCAAAGGGACTGGGACCGGTAGGGCCGGGCGCTGGTGTATAGAACACCGGGTCCAACTGGTCAGGGGGGCCTTACGTTTGGTTCTGCCCAGCGTGTTTCCCTGACCAGGTTGGTGAGGATGGGAGAGCGATAGATGGATAAGACACTGGGCTGGGCCATTCAGCGGCAGGAAGCCATTGACGCTGTCGCATCGGCGGATTGGTATGAGCCGGGCAGCTTTGACGAATTTGGCTGCCCCAAAGACCGCTACCAGGAGGTAGTCCGGTTGGCTATGCTCATGGTGGGCCAGTTCTATGCCTGATTATCCTGAGGGGGAAGCCTGGGCATTGCCTATTACAGGCACATATCTTGGTCGGCTTTACGCCATTGCCTGGCCTCAGGGGCGCATGTATTTTGAAGGGTCTGTTGGATATGAATTAGTGGTCAATCCAACGGGCATGATATCAGACCAGGAACTGAAAAAGGCTAGAGAACGAAGCCGTATCCTTGCCAGAGCACACGCCCGCCTCCACCGCCCGCCTCCAGCCCAATTTCCGGCTATAGATCGGCCCAAGCGGCGGCGTAAGCGGTCCGTGGGTCCTTATGGATGGGAACGTCCGCGTATTGAAGCCGAAGAGTCTCCCAATGATGTGTCGTGTTCCTTTGATAGACCGTATCATCGAGGGGGTACCGACAACATTTTGGAACCCCCTGCAAACCATCCGCTAGGGGAAACTTACACGCCAGACAATTTGGGGCGCAAGACAGCTAAACATTTCGGAGCAGATGGCTACTGGGAATGGATACATGCCTGAGCCGGAAGCCGTAGCGTCTGTCCGCAAGTTCCGGGCCGCTGTTCTTGGCCGGGAGCAACAAGCTGCTGCCGAAATGGTCCGGCGCTACATACCCATTCACCGGGGCATTCAGAGCGAGATTACCCTTCTGCTGGCTGAGGTTGCCGAAAAGGACCTTACCTTTGCCCAGACGCAGCGCCTCAAACGGTACAGGGCCTTGATAGCCCAGGTAGAACGGGACGTTGCCAAGTTTGCTGTTGATGCCGGGGACCTAATCACCCAGGCCCAACGGGACGCGGTAGGGATAGCCGAGGCAGGGGTCCGGTCCACCGTCGACGCCCGCCTCCCGGTAGGGATCAGTACCGATACCCTGGCGGCGGTAGGGGTGGAATGGAATACCCTTCCTGCTGGCGCTGTGGAGGCGTTTGCGGGCATCTCCGGGGATGGTGCGCCTCTGGGTCGGCTATTGGCCCCATTGGGCCAGGAAACGGCTCAGGGTGTCACGGAGGGCATATCTCAGGGGATAGCCAGGGGGTTCTCCCCCCGCAAGACGGCAGCCCTTATCACCGACAAGACTGGTTTGGGGTTGACCCGGTCCTTGCTGATCAGCCGAACGGAAACCCTCCGGGCCTACCGGGAGTCCACCAGGGCGATCTACGAAAGCAATAAGGCCGTGGTCAAGGGATGGCGGCGTGTGGCAGCCCATGATGGCCGCACTTGTTTCGGTTGTCTAGCGTTGGATGGTACACTGTATCGGACAAACGAACCCATCGACGCCCATCCGGGGTGCCGTTGCGCCATGGTTCCAGAAACGATTACCTACGCTGATCTGGGGCTTAATGTGCCAGAGGATAATCGGAAGCGGGAATTAGGGACGGAGTGGTTTGAACGTCAACCAGAGGGGCAGCAGCGGCAAATGATGGGGCGCAAGACGTTTGAAGCCTGGAAGGGCGGCAAGTTCAAGCTGGAGGACATGGCAAAAGTCACCAGTGACCCCGTCTGGGGGAAGTCAGCCGTCCAGAAACCGCTACAAGAATTGGTAGCATAACGAGGGAGGAAGCATGACTACGCTAACAACAAACGGTGAACCTGTGGAATACTACGCCCAGTCAGTTGGCACCACCAGGCCCGTCCCGATCATTCGGG